ACATTATGAAACTAATGCACCTGGTCTATTACATACACTAAAGAAGAACTATTGGCATAGATCAATAGGTACTCATCAAAAGGTAGTAGTAATTCAAACCTTAATGAACCGTTGCCAAGTTAAGCAATGGGAAAATTGGGGAAGGAGTAATCGTGTAAAGCTTGGAAGTTGGTTACTTAACTGTGTAATTGAGACAAGTCAATGGTTTGATAAGCAAATTATTTATGTTAGTGGTAAAAAGAGTAGCTATATAGTACCTACACCAGAGTTTATGGCTATTAAAGATCAGGTTATGTTTAACGCTGAACTCTTCAGCCCACTAGCTTGGCCTATGTTAATTGAGCCAAATGACTGGACTAACGAAAAGCCAGGTGGTTACTTACTTAATGAGGTAATGAAGGGTCATTATATGGTTAGACGTTCTGATGCGTCATGTATACAGGGAGAACAGCCTATTGCATTCTTAAACAAGATACAAAAGGTTGCTTATACACTTAATCAATTCAATGTCCAAGTAGCGGAAACCCTGCAAAAACGACAGATAAGTGTAGGTAAATTTCTCCCAATTGTTAACCATGAGTTACCACCCAAACCAGTTGACATTGCAGACAACAAGGAGTCTCGTAAGGATTACAGGAGGAGAGCAGCTGAGATAAACAATCTCAATGCTCAAGAGTTTAAACGCTCATGCCGTACCCGTATGACAATGGAGACAGTAGAACGCTTTAAGAATAAAGAAAAGTTTTATATTCCTTGGAGTTTTGATTACAGAGGTAGGGTTTACCCTATACCTGCATTTCTCACACCACAAGACACAGACTTTGGTAAAAGTTTGATAAGGTTTTATGATGAATCCTTTATGGATGAGGAAGCTGAGAGGTGGTTAAGGTTTCAAGTAGCTACAACCTATGGTTTAGATAAAGAAACACTTAGTGACCGACTAGCTTGGACTTATGAGAATGAGGATTTAATACAAAGAATTGCAGAGAATCCTATCGACAACCTCCCTGATTGGGAGGGAGCCGAAGAGCCTTGGCAATTCCTTGCCTCATGTAGTGAGTTCTATCATTGCGTGATAAAGAGAGATAAGCTAAGTACTGGTCTGCCTGTGGCTATAGACGCTACATGTAGTGGTCTCCAGATTCTTGCTGGTCTCGCTAAAGATAAATCAACTGCTGACTTAGTGAATGTTACTAACTCAGATAAACCTCAAGATGCTTACAGAGTAATAGCTGACGACTCTAAGCCAAACGTACCGCATTATGTACGTCCTCATTGGGACAGAAAATGCACTAAGCGTACAGTTATGACAATCCCTTACAACGCAAAGCCTTTCAGCAATAGGTCGTACATTAGAGATGCCCTAAAAGATAAAGGAATTGACATTGATAAGGATGATCTGACTATAATTGTTCAGGCTGTCAGGGATTCTATGCACACCATAGTTCCTGGCCCAATGGCAGTTATGAAATGGATAGAAGATGAGGTTAGTAAGGCTGTTAAGCGTGGGGTTGATGAGGTAACATGGACTACACCCTCTGGTTTTATAGTGTCTCAAAAGATATTTAAAAAACAGTGGGAACGTGTGGTTTTACGGGTTATGGGTAAGTGTAATATGCGTGTTGCCGTAGGTGACACTGATGAGGTTGATAAAGCTAGACACAAGGCAGCAACAGCACCAAATTTAATACACAGTTTAGATGCTAGTTTGCTGTGTCTTAGTGTCTTAAACTTTCACAATCCCATCGCACTAATACACGACTCTGTACTATGTAGAGCCACAGATATGTCTGACCTATCTAAGATAGTTAGGGAAACATACATGCACCTGTTTGCACAACAGGATTTTTTGACAGACTTTGCTGCAGCTATTGGAGCAGAGACTGAACCACCGATTATTGGCGACCTTAAACCTGAGTCAGTAATTGAATCCACTTACTTTTTTTGTTAATGAGAAACATCCATGTTACTGCTGAACCCGTCGTACTAGAGGGGTATCAGGCAATAATGAAGCCGAGTCAATACGGTTATAGCTTGAGAGCTATAGTAGGTAAAGACTTGATTGATAAGTTAGAAGAAGAAAGAGTTGAATGTCTTAAGTGGGCTGAGTCTAAGCTCAAGAACCCTAAGAGATCATCTCTAAAGCCAGAGCCTTGGGAGGAAGTTAGCGATGGAAAATACATTATTAAATTCTCTTGGAAAGAAGAGACACGCCCACCAGTGGTCGATACAGAAGGTACTCCTCTTAGTGACCCTGATACTCCTGTCTATGCAGGAAGTACTGTCAAACTTGGATTTGTACAAAAGCCTTATCTACTCAGAGACGGTATCTCATACGGCACATCTTTAAAGTTATCTGGAGTACAGATAGTAACTATTAAAGGAGGTGCAGGTGTTGATACTGGAGACTTAGATGAGACAGAAGTAGCTGAACTATTTGGTAAGACCAAAGGTTTCAAGACTGACGAGCCAAATGTTTCAGCAGATGGCACGCCATGTTCAGTAGAGGATGATGACTTCTGAAAGGGTTACGACATTCCGATCTAATTTAGAGAAAGATGTTGCTAATTTATTGACTGAATTAGGCGTTAGCTATGAATATGAAACACATAAGATCGCTTATCAGATACAGCACCATTATTCCCCTGATTTTATACTTCCCAATGGAATTATATTAGAATGTAAAGGATATTGGGATGCACCTGACAGGCGTAAGATTAAAAATGTGTGCGAACAAAACCCAGACTTAGATATAAGAATGGTTTTTCAAGCACCATTTAATAGAATATCAAAGAAGTCCAAGACAACGTATGCTAAATGGTGTGATCGCCATAATATACCTTGGACTTCCTTCCATAACATACCAATAGAATGGCTCACATAGAGAGCGAATTTGTTAGGCACACACCATGTCCTAATTGTGGATCATCGGATGCTAATAGCGAATACTCCGATGGTCACACATTCTGTTTTGTGTGCCACACCCGTACCTCTGGGAATGAGGAATCTACTCAATACACACCAATGTCTACTAATGTCCAACTCAAAGGATCAGCTGTACGGCTGCAAAAACGAGGAATATCTGAAAAAACCAACCAATTTTATAAGATATTCAGAGACGGAGAACTACTACGCTTCCATTATTTCACAGGCGATGGAATACTTCAAGGAGCAAAAGTAAAGACTAAGCAAAAAGATTTTTATTATGAAGGGAACAGTACTGATACTCTCTTTGGTCAGCATTTATTTCCTAGTAGCGGTAAACGGATCATTGTTTATGAAGGTGAACTAGACGCTGCTAGTGGTTATGAAGCTATGACTGGCTGGCCGCATGTATCGCTCCCACATGGAGCTGCCTCAGCTAAGAAAGATATACAAAAACAATACGATTTATTCCAAG